CCTCTTATCGCTTGCTGGAATGCACTGGCTCCCTTTTCACCCCTTGTAAATGTAGCGAACTCTCTGGAGGTATTCTGTAGGGAGGTCTTGAAACGCTCCATAGCACGCTGATACTCTAGCGTGGTTCGCGTACCAGTAGTCATGTAGTTATTCAGTTCGCGGAGTGAAGCGGTTGCTTGATCAGCAAACCTACCGCCACCTTTTACTCTCTCAAAGCCCTGCGCCAATTTCAAGGTCTGATTAAAGGCGTCTGTAGTGGCTTTTTCTTGTCGCCTAAGAGCACTAGCAATCTGGGCTGCGGATCTGGCAGTAGTGCTCTGCGCAGCGTCTACGGCAGCACCAAATCTGTGGAGGTCCCTTACCGAAGCCTGGAGACCCCTCGTGTCGGCGCCTAGTTCAAATCTGACGTCGCCAAGATTGATCACGGGAGACTCCAGTTCTCATCATCTGCTAGTCACTAGTCGCCTACAGGGTATTTACCAGAGCGGACATTCCGTCTTCTCTTCATACGTTCACGCTCTTGTTCTTCCCTCTTATTCTTCACCTGGAAGTAAGCCATCCACCAACCCAACTCCTCCTGGTCGATCTCTTGGAAGAATCGCCTCACGCTCATGCCGAGCTCATGGGCTATCACCATGACATTCCAGCGACGCGGGTTGGCCTCTATTTTTTTGCCTTCTCCTCCACTTTGAGATCCATAGTCTGCCCGATGGCTCTGACAATAGCCTGAAACTCCCCAGAGAGGGGCATCTTCACAAGCATGTCATAGTCGTCGTTGGTGAAGAGCTTCTGATCAGTCCCGGACATGTAGGAATGGCGAATGAGGAGTGTGACCATGAAGTTCTGGTCCTCCTCATCCTGAGCTTTCTGGGTCTCTTCAATTGTAGGCTGGCGCCAGTCGAACTCGATGCCGTTCCAATCCATCTTAAGGATCTTAGCCTTAGCACCTCCCTCGAAGAACCTCGCCCTGAGCTCTTCAAGGGTTAACGGAGGTAGTGCGCCGTTACCAGCAGTGTGAGCAATAACACTACCTGGCTCTGTAATGACTGGAGGGACAATCCCAGCAGTACTCTCTTGTAGTTCTTCGGACTTAGTCGTGTTAGCCAATTTCGCCTCCTGGCTAGCTACATGTAGGGGTGTGTGCGATCAGACGACTGTAGCAGCTCCGTTGACCTGGTAGTTTGCTGTGAACTCGTTCATGCTCTCCAAACCGCCCGAGAGCGAGATATCGGTGACTATCACAGGAGCCTTGAAGCCGGCAGTACCATCATGGAGGTATTTGGCATACAAGACAGAGGAATCCTGCCATGCATTCAGGGACTTCTGGACAGCCTGAGAGAGGGTGCTGCTCGCGGAGTGATTCCACCCAAACGGAATACCCCAGGGTAGCCCGGAGGCCTGTTCTGGAGGGACGTACAGGCGCAACGTAAGGTTCTCTTCCTCGAGTGCCCCGAGATCACCTGACTGAGCTCTCCCGGAGTACTTGAAGACCCCTCTTGCAATGGAGAGGTTGCTATTGTCAGGGTTGATCTCAATGTAGATCGGGCTGCGAGCGATCAAAGCTGCTCTGAAGCCGTTAGCCGTTGCGTAGATACCACCGATCTCCAGTGCGACGCTCTTCAATCCGCCAGCTACGTAAGTACGGAAGCCACCGTTTGCTTTAGCAACAACGATGTCAGTATTGTCGATGACGGCTTCAGTCTGGGTGAGGTTGAACGTCCTTGCACCTGCGATAGCAGTAGTCGGGACGTATGCACCTGTGATGGTGACCGCACCGGATACAGTATACGTCGATTTGAACGTCACTTCACCAAGCGGATAGTCAATACGATCAACTTGTGCGTTCTGGTTGACTGCAGCAACAAAGACGTTGATCGTAGTCGCCGGATCGATGAACTGCTTGGTTGTAGCAGTAACAGTGTAAGTCTTACCGGACACCAGTGACATCGGCTCGGCCGTCATAGCTACAGGAGTACCGCCCTTCATGAGCTTGACGACATAACCAGCGAACCCCTTATAGAGTGCGTTGGCAGAGATCGACGCTGTGATGAGACCGGACTCTGACGATTCGAATGGCTGACCGAAGATCGTATCAGTCAGCTCTCCAGCTTCGTCTCTCAGCTCCCCAGTATTACCAGGGAGGGTATGGTATGTAATGTCGTCTGACGAGATTTGGATCCTTTTCGGCATGACAGCCTCCTACCAGTTGGTGTTAGAGTGGGTCGCGATTAGTCGGCGTAGTTGCAGGTGAAGGCTCAATGATCAGTGATAGATTCAATACGAACTCTGGGCGTTGGGCGTCATCCCGTCCTAGGAATGAGAAGTTACCAACACCTAGAATCTGTACAATACGATCTCCTGATGCATTGGGTGCGTTGTAACTCTCCTTACCAACTAGTCTATCTCTGATTTCCAGTACCTTCCTACCTGCAGCTTGATAGTCGTTCTGGCCTCCACGTACGCGTACCTGAACCGAAGGGTAGTCAAGCAGCCATCTCGGGTTCGGAGGTAACCCAGCACTATCATAGAGTACGATACATCTATCAGGAGTCTCCGGTTGCTTACCTATGTATAGAGTCCAATCGAGGCTGCCACCAAAGGAGTATCCCTGAGCAACTAACGTATCCTTCATGTGTTCGGAGGGTAAGGTTGCTACCATGGGAGGTCAGAAGCCCAGATCTTTGTAGGCTGCTGTGATCCTACGTTGGATTAGCGCTGCATCTTCACCTAAGGCTTCTTGCAACCACTTAGCTCTAGTCGGCTCCTTATGCCTCCACTCCATGTTCTCGTGTACCGCCCCAGTATAGGTGGGGACCCCTCCTCTGCCATAGCCTATCTCAACAGTAGGGATACCGCGAAACGAAGTGACCTCCAAGTAACCGCTAGCCTTCAAGGCCCCTGTATCTTCAGGACAATAGGCTTTGGACTTCGCATACGTAGGTACGAGAGCATTAAAGAGTACTTCTGGAGTAGCATCCTCCATCGTCTTGATCAGGCTGCGATAATTCCTAATCACTCCAGCCATGTCTCGAGCAGCGTCAGCTTCTAAGTTGGAGCGGCCACGCTTCCTACCGATAGATACGTTGAATCGTGTACCCGTAATTCTCGCAGTCATCAGAGGTAGTGCCTCCGTTCGTAGTTCAGTCCACGTAGATCAGGGATCTCATCTGCTCTCTGTATCCTCAACGACCCGTCAATGTCCGTAGGATTCTGCATAGCCAGCTGGTTGCCTTTGACAAGATACCCTCCGACTTCGAGGATATTGTAAGTCCAGACAATTGAACTACTACGTCTTTCTTCTCCTGCCATGTCTGTAAAGACTTCAACACGATCTTCCCATCTACAGGAAATGAGTACAGGAGGAGCGAAAGTAGCCTGGCCCCAACCATCGGTTGAAGGGCTCCCCCAATAGGTAGCTTGTTGTCTATATGCCTTTGCACCTATTGGCATAGTTAGTTCGCACCTATTGGCATCGCATAGCCCTAGACCACTTCGAAACGAGCCTTCATCGTAGAGGCACCCATTACCTCTAGGACTCCTGATGTATCCAGTGAGATTGCTTGCTGGCCAAACAGTGTAGTACCTAGTCCCGACTTGTTAGGAGGTACTCTATAGTACTGCTCCTCGGATGTACCTACTATTTGGCCAGTAAGCCCTCCACGTTCTAAACCAACGAGGGCAAAGTGGGCTGCCAGGTTCAGTTCTATCAGCTCCAAGCGATCATCGGACAGAGGGGAATCCTCTAAGTCCTCGACAACAATGATCGCAGCATAGGTGCAGAACATCTGTAACGTAGTATCAGGAAGCGCTGCCTCCGGAGCTAGGTTAGCAAATGCCCTTAGCTGTGCTGGTGTGATAGCCATCTAACAGCCCACTCTACTCGCAACTCACTTACTTGCTCTTAGCTGCTGTCTTCTGGGAGGAGGTGTCGACAGGAGCTACTGCAGGAGTTGCGGGAGAATGCGGAGGACTAACCACCGGATCCGATGTTGAACCTACCGGGGCCGGAGTCACAGTCTCAATCGTCGGTTCTGCTGTACCAACGGACGGGGACGGATTCGGCTTCTCGATGGGCTTCTCGGCCGCTTTCAAGAGATCATCAAGATTGATCCCTTGCAGGGCGAGTTTCGTGCGAGCCTCTTCCAAGGTGGCCTTTGCTTCGGCGGCATCCTTCTCCAGTGCGACTCTCTGCTTCGCACCTTCCTGAGACTCGAACTTGTCTTTCAGAGCCTGAAACTGAGGCTTGCTCAACAGGACACGATCGTTGTCTTTCTCACCACCGACGTAGGTGACACGATTGCCATCTTCGTCAATGCCGTAGTGAGTATGTCCAGGACGGAGTATGTACTCCTCCCGCTCTTCCTCTACGG